CAGCTAAGAAAAAGAAAAAATAATGGCCGAGTACCAGGGTAAAAAAGTAACTTTAGATAAACCTTCACGAATACAAAAAGGTGAACCTGGTCATGGTCGTAAAAAGTTTAAGGTCTATGTTAAGGATGGCGACAAAGTTAAGAAGGTAATGTTTGGCGACCCTAACATGGAAATTAGAAAAGATAACCCCGAAGCAAGAAAATCATTTAGGGCTAGACACAAATGCGATACAGCTAGTGATAAAACTACTCCTAGATATTGGTCTTGCAAAATGTGGTAAGGAGATACAATGGGTGGCAGAAATGCAAAACCTCCTTGGGACAAAAAAAATCCTAAGAAAAATTCTACAAAGCTAACACCTCAACAAAAAGCAAAAGCTAAAAGAAGAGCAAGTGCAGCAGGTAGACCATATCCTAATTGGGTAGATAACTCCTGGGCCACAAAACAATAAAGATATTTTGATAAAAATAAAATGCCCTAAATGTGGTATTCCCTTAATATACGATATTGAAAGGGATAAAACGACTTGTTTAAACAAGCAGTGTGGAGGATATAAAAAATGAGCCAATTAAGTGAAGGATTAGACAACTACTGGGATAAACAAATTACTAAAGGTAAAATTTAATATGTTTATTTATAAAAATAATAGTGCTTTAGCTAAAAGATTATTACAGCATTTATTTAAAAATCCTTTAAATGTATTGTTTTATGTAAAAAATCTTATATTTAATAATTACAACACACCTAAACAAATTAGAGTGTTTCAATGTTTTATGTGTAAGGAGGATTTTGTTTTTCCTTTAACAAGTAAAGATTATACAGCTTGTAATGATTGTTGGAAAAAAATATAATGACTAAAGTTAAACTTTGTTACGCACAATCCTGTCATAATGTTTTAAAACCTCCTGCTCGTAAATTCTGTTCACCAAAATGTTCTAAATCCTATCACAATAAAAAATATGCAGCACAACAAAAAGGTGCAGTGTACGAACCTGAACATGATGGTAAACCTGTTGCCGAACCTAATGTACAAAAGCGTAGAGGTGAAGTGTATGAAAAACTTGTTGCTAAAGATTTAGGACCATTAATTTTAAAAGGTGATTTGAAAAAACAAGATGCAGCAGATTTATTAGGATGTTCAAAAGCTGCTTTGTCTTATGCCTATGCCGCTTGGATAGAAGATATGGAGACAAAAGAGAGAGCAGAGAATTGGACACTTCCTGCTAAAGCAGAGAAGTCATTAGCTGACTTTAAGATTTTTAGAGATAGATATTTTGAGACAGAACAAGGTAAACCTTACGAGACACCTGAATTTCATATTCGTTGGATTAAATCTATCTTAGAAGCTATTGAACATGGAAATCAACAGATGATACTATCTCCACCTCGACATGGCAAGACAGACCTACTAATTCATTTTGCTGTATGGCTCATAATTAAGAACCCTAATGTTAGAATATTGTGGGTAGGTGGTAATGAAGAGATTTCAAAGAATGCAGTTTCTTCAGTAATAGACCAGTTAGAGAACAATGAAAAACTCATCGAAGAATTATGCCCACCTGGAAAAAGTTTTAAACCAACTAGCAGAGCAGGAAAAGCGTGGTCGCAGAATGGCTTTACTGTTGGTACCAGGACTGTTACTGGTATTAAGTCTCCTACCATGGTTGGTATCGGTAGGGGTGGAAAAATTCTTTCCCGAGATTGCGATATTATTATTGCAGATGACTTAGAGGACCACTCCTCTACTATGCAACCTTCATCAAGAGAAAACACTAGAAGTTGGTGGACAACAACATTGTCTAGTCGTAAAGAGGAACATACAGCTATGGTTGTTATTGGTTCCAGGCAACATTACGATGATTTATATTCACACCTACTAGACAACGAAAGTTGGCACACCATAGTGGAAGAAGCACATGATACTGGATGTACTTTACCTGATTGGGATGATGAAAAGCATATTGAATGTATGTTATGGCCAGGAAAGAGAACTTACAAATGGTTAATGGATAGAAAATCAGGTGCTGAAACTACTGGTGGTAGAGCAATCTATGAAATGGTTTACCTTAATGTAGCAATGCCTGATGGTATGGCTTTATTTGATAGCGTAGAGATAGAAGCATGTAGAGACCAAAGCAGAGATATCGGACATATTCCTGCAGGAGTTAGACTAATTGCAGGACTAGACCCCGCATCAACTGGCTACCAAGCAGCATTCTTATGGGGTTATGACCAATCATCTAACAAGATGTACATGATTGATATGGAAAACTCTTTAGGTGGTGGTATTCCACAAGCATTATCAATTATGAAAACTTGGTTTACTAAATACAATTTGGCCCATTGGGTTATTGAAGAGAATGGTTTTCAAAGAGCAATTAGACAAGACCAATCAATACGAGATTTTGCAGGAAAGCATGGTATATTTTTAGAAGGAACTCAAACATATAGTAACAAGCATGACCCAATTTATGGAGTTACTGCGATGAGACCATTGTTTGCTGACCAATTAATTTCTTTACCATATCTTGGATTTGAAGCCCAAGAGAAGGTAAACTTATATAAAAGTCAGTTGGTTTATTTTAGTTCTGCACAGAACAAAAGTAGAAGTGTAGGACAAAAATCCGACTTAGTTATGGCAAGTTGGTTTCCTATGAAAACTATTCGTAGGCTACAGAAGGAAAGACTTGCTACAATGGGACTTGAATATGAACCAAGTTTTGGTGGGTATGAAGGTAGTAATATCGATATTGACAGTTGGAGATAATGAAAACAGCAGAAGAAGTTTACAGTAGGGTTTACGAACTAAGACAACAGCATTCAGATGTCGTAGCCGAAAAAGATAAAATCAGAGCCATTATGAATGGTGGTGCCGATGGTATAAAAGCATTGTTAGGTAAATCAATGCGTGATATGGATTATCAACAAATACCTGCACCTAACTTATTGCATTCAGCAATGGAGAGATTTGCACAAAAATTAGGTAGAGCTCCTGACTTAAAAGTAGATATCTTCAACGATAAAGATAGCGAGAGAGCTACAAAGCGTGCAGAAAAATTAGAAAGAATAATACACGCTTATGATGAATTACAAAAAGTAGATTTACAATTACCACAAGTTGGTAGATGGTTGCCTGGATATGGTTTTGTTGTATGGGTACTAAAAGAAAAAAAGGATGCCAATGGTATTCCTTATCCTTATGCAGAAGTTAAAGACCCTTATCTTTGTTATCCAGGATATTTTGGTGAAGGCCAACAACCTAAAGAACTAGCTGTCGTACAAAGAGTTCCACATACAACATTAGCTAAAACATATCCAAAATATAAAAATGTGATTATGGATGAAGTCGATAGTGAATATAACACTATGGCTTATATGTCTAGTTATGACAAGACTTGGGCTAACCAAAGTGGTACAGGTAAAGTTGTAGCAGAATACTACGATGAAGAAGGTACTTATATTTTCTTACCTGAAAACAAAGTTATATTAGATTTTATTCCTAACCCTCTTAAATCAGGACCAAGATTTGTCGTTGCAAAGAGATTTGCATTCGACCAAATGCAAGGCCAGTTCCATCATGTGATTGGACTTATGGCTAATATGGCAAAGATAAATGTTCTATCTGTCATTGCAATGGAAGATGCTGTGTTTACAGAAACCAACATCATCGGTGAGATAGAAAGTGGACAATATAAGAAAGGAAGATTATCTGTAAACTATTTAACTCCTGGTAGTCAAGTAGTGAAACCAGTAAACAATCTACCTTATCAGTTGTTCCAACAGATAGATAGACTAGAAAGACATCTAAGATTAGGTTCTGCGTATCCTGTATCTGATGATGGTCAAAGCCCTAATGCATTTGTAACTGGTAGAGGCCTAGAAGAATTAGGTCAATCTGCTTCATTGCATGTAAGAGAATATCAAACAATTCTTAAAGATGCATTAGAACAAATAGATACTAAGAGATTAGAGTGGGATGAAATAATGTATCCTCAAATGCGTAAACCTATTGCAGGTTATCGTAAAGGTACAGCATTCAAAGAAACTTATGTACCTGGTTCTGATATTGCTGAACAATATAAAACAAGAAGAATTTATGGTGTTATGGCAGGGTTCGATGAACCACAAAAGATTATTACTGGATTGCAGTTAAAGCAACAAGGTATTATCGATACACAAACACTACAAGAGAATATGGATGGATTAGATAACATATCTCAAATACAACATAGAATAAATTCTGAAAGAGCAGAGAATGTTTTATTTGAAAGTCTTATGGCACAAGCTGCACAAGGTAATCCTAAAGCAACTATGGCTGCTATTGAAATAAAGAAAAATCCTCAAAACATTAATAAAATTTTAGAAAAGTTCTATACTCCTGAAGGTGATGAAATGACACCTGAAGAAGAGGCCATTGCACAAGGACCACAAGGACCACAAGGACCTCCTCCAGGATTACAACAAGTTTTAGCACAAGTAGCAGCTCAACGAGGAGGTGGACAAGTTGGCTAACGAATTTGACCCAATGGCTGAAACAAACGCAGCTTTTATAGACATGATTAACCAAGAAGATTGGGATTTCAATTACGCAAGAGAAACCGAAATCTTCGATATGGATACAGAAGAAAATTTTTTTCCAGTCGTATATGAATATCACATGCCTGGACCAATGCCTGGAGTATTTGTAAAAATAAGTTTGGCAATGAGAGATGAACAACAAAAGCAAGAATTTTTACAATTTATATCTAGTATTACTGGATTTTTAAATGAAGAGGATGATAAGTATGGTTCGTAAATCAGCAGGTAAAAAAATAGCAGAAGAAGCACAAGATTTAAAAATAGACCCTGCAACAGCAGACTTGTATGTACCTAGAAAATCAGGCGACCCAACAGGGCAAAGTGAATTTATTAATACAGTACTTACACCAGGTTTAAGTGCAGAGACAAGTGGACCTGAAGCTGAAGCAGTGCAACAGAATGTAGCTGCAACTATGGGCAGGCCTATAAAATTAGGAGCACAAACTAGATTTCAAAGTGTAGATGTAGCACAAGGGTTAGCAACATCAGGTGCAAATGTACCTGGAAAACCTAAATTAGATGTAGAAAGCTATTGGATGGGATTAATGGAACAATTTAATGACCTTATAATTGCCGAGTACTTAACTCCTGATGCTTATGTTGCACCAAGAGTAGAACCAATAATTGAGCAAAAAGCTGACACAGAGATTACCTAATGAGGTTCTCGCCTTTTAATTTTTCGGCTTCTCATATATCCGAAGCTATCGCAGCAGAGACATTAAATAAAGTTAATTCTTATAAACAAGGTCAAAGAATTGCACAAACACCTAAAGGCCAAGAGATGGCTAGGAACTTTAGTGAATTAGGTTATACATATCCTAATGTACCATTCAGAATGAATGCATATCAAGCAATGGCAGGAACTGGTGCAAGAGATAGCTATGCATTTCAAACTGCATTGAAAACACAAGAACTATTAGCAAAACAAAATACTTACAATCTTAAACCTGTTACACAAGTGGGACCTGTTAAAAGAGCATTTCAAGTTGGTATGTTAGGTTTAGACAGTTTATTTCAACCAGTATCAAGAGGTTTTAAATCAGCAGTAGTAGCAGCACAAGCTACAGGTAAATCAGTTCCTGGAACAGTTGCATTGGCAACTCTTGCAGGAGTACCTGAAATTTTTTGGGGTGATAAAGGTGAAGGTGGCGGTTCAGTTACACAAGGAATATTAAATGCTGTTCTTGGTGATAAAGCAGGAGATAAATATAGAGAAGCAAGAGATGCTTATGGACCAACAGAACTTACAAGATATATACAAGAAAAAAATAAAGGTAATCCTATAAACTTAGGTACTGGATTTATGCCTAACTCTGTAAATCTAAAAGAGACACAAGAATATTTAAATGCTATTCGTGCAGGTAACAGTCAACAAGTAGCTTATAACAAAGCTAAAGCAGTTTATGGTAGAGATATTACAAATGCTTTTGACCAAGCAGAAGATAGATTTAAATATACAACTAGGCGTGGAGAAAAAATAAATATATCTCCTGGAAGAATAATTGCTGCAACAGTAACTAACCCAGGAAGTACAGGATACAGTGTTATATCAGGTGTTATTGATGGTGTCTTTCGTGTAGCTGCTGACCCTATGAACTTAGCTTTAATGTATGGTGCAGGTGTCAAAACAGCTATGAGAGGTTTATTAAATGCAAATCAAAAAGCAGCTAGGTCAACCGCACCTGTTTTAAAAAATGTAAACTTTTGGAAAGGATTTTTACCAGGTAAAACAGGTAAAGAAAATAGAGCTTTATATTATGGAAAAACTGTTGATGATGTAAGAAATAGTCAATGGGGTAAAGATTTTGCAAAAGCAATAGCAAATTTACAAGGAGATGAAGGGCTTGCATTTTTACGAGACATAAAAGAATTTGATAGATTGCCTGTATCAGTATTACAAGTACTTACAGAAGTAGATGACCCATTGCATGTATGGACTGTATTAGATACAGTAGCTAAAGGTGGAAGATTAACTGACCAAAATTACGATGACATTTTTAATGTTATAAAAGAATATGTACCTGAAGGTAGAAAAATTGAATTAGATAGAGTTAGAGAACTAACTAAAGGTAATAGAAATGTAGGATTAGATGCATTACCTTATAAACCTACTGCTTATGGTGAGTTCTTTAACTATATGAATAAAGTTATTACAGGTAAAGCAACTGATGTAGCACCATTTAGAAAACTTGCAGCTTTAGGTGCAGAACTAAAAGGTGTAGCTAATTATCAAACAAGAGGTTTATTAGGATTAGGTTCACAATTAAGAATGTCCTTACCTAAACATGTGCAAAGAGCATTTCAATTAAGACCTGAAACTGTAGTTATGTGGACACAACTAGATGAAAGTGTCAAGAATATAGACAACATGATGAAGTTAGCTTTTGTTGAACCTAAGACTAGAGGAAGTATTATGCGTGAAGCATTAGGTTCTGCAGGACAAACACAGTTAGATGAGGTTGTTAATGGAGCAAACTTAGAGATTGCTGAAAGTCTTATAAAACAAAATCCAAATCTTAAATTTGATATTGATGAAATCACAAGACAACAAGCAAACTTTACTGCACAAATGGAAGAGTTAAGAAGTTTCTTTAGTGGTTCTGCAGGTTCACTTGCATTTAATGGTACAAAAATTAAAAAGAGATATAAGAGTTTAATTAAAGATGTAAAAGAATATTATGAAAGAGTTGGTATCAAAGATTTTGATGAGACACAATTAGAACGATATGTTTTTGAAGCAGTTCCTACAATGCACTTGTTATCACAAGCATCTAGTACTTTTTCATTGCTTATGGACCCACAAGATATTATTCGTGCATCTAAAGCACACCAACAACTACTTGGGCCTGAAGAAAGTTTATTAAGAGCTTTTGGTAAGAACATAGGTCTTATAGAAGATAAGAATTGGGTAAAACAATTTAAAATTCCTAGAAGAGCAACAGCAGAAGCAATGTCATTGAAGCCACAAGGATTTGTAGATTACTACTTTAATTCATTACAAAACAATTTTTTAAAACCATTATGGATGATTAGGTTAGCATTGTTACTTCGTGTAGTTCCTGAAGAAGCATTAAGAAATGCTTATGGTGGAAAAGTTAATCCATTTACAAGTTTCTTTAAAAGATTATCTTTAACATCAAATAAATATTACGACTTTTTCAATATAGAAAGAGCAGATGAGGTTGCAAGAATACATAATAATTTAGGTGAACTTGTTATGACAACACAAATGAAACCTGATGATATTGAGTTTATGAAAAATATGATAGATGTAGATGATATAAAACAACTACAAGCTCTTGATTACAACCAAGCACAAAAAATAGCTAAACATTATTTACTTGAAACTAATTACAAAGGTGAAGTTAGTGAGTATATGATTAATGCAGCAGTCAATGAATTCGATATTAGAAATATTAAATTTGCTGAATTAACAGAAAAAGCATTTGAAACTAAAAGGAAAGATATAAAAGCAACTGCAAAAGGTGCTATCAAGGGATACGATGAAAATACTTACAATTCAATGGGTGAAGCAATAATTGAAAGTGGTGGGTTTACAACATCATTAGATGAAAGACAATTTATTGATTTAGGATATAGAGGCCCTGCTGAAGGAGATGTATTCGTATCTGCGTATAAAGATAAAGAAATGGTTATTGGTAATCTTGGAACTATAGAAAAAGAAGCAGCCAAAGTAAACCTTACTCCTGCAGAATACTTAGATACACAAATAGACAATTTATTCTTTGATGATGACACAGTTGCTTTATTAGGTAAAGATAAACATGCAGTCGGTGTTTATACAGATAAAGATGGAAACATAATGATAGATGTATCTATTGGGTTAAGTGGAGAAAATGCTATTAGCAATGCTGCAATGATAGGTATTAATGCCTTCCAGGAAAGTATTTATGTAGCAAATAAACAATTAGCAATAGATAGCGGATTTGGTAAAGCACTAGCTACTGGAGATAATGAAGGTTTAATATTTTTACATAGAGTAGAAGTGGGCAAAGGTGCAGCATCAATTAATTACGATAGTGTTATTAACAAACCAGTACTTGAAGCATTGTTTAAATCTAATTTTGATGCATTAAAAGTAACTGTTGATGAAGTAAAAGGTGCAGCAAGAGGAATGCCTGGAGGCAGTTTATTTAATAACACTCCTGAATATCTATCTTCTCTTGGTGAGCAAGCAGTTACATCTGCGTTTAAAACTGGTCGTAAAGATTTAATAGAAAATATGTTTATCAAGGTAGATAAGTATTTACCTAATGGAAAAAGAATAAATCCAAGATACTGGGAAGCATTATGGACTGAAATAGAAATATTAGCAACAGACCCTATTGCTGTAAGAATTGCAGATATAGGACTTGATGAAACATTTAGTTATTTAAGAGGAGATGGTAAAGAACTCTTACAAGATTTAGTAGCTAGAAGTTTTAATGCTGAAGACAAGGTATATCTAAGAAG